CAACGGTGGTCTTTCAGAAACCTACGTGGCACAACCGCCAGAATGGGCAAAATGGGAGACCAAGACTGGCTTCACGATCCAACAGGTTCAAGAAAAACTTGGGATCGCTGATTTATTGTTTTTGGCTTATCACGCCATGAAACGCAATGAAGCAGGGAAGCCAGTCAAACCGTTCGAAGCCTGGATAGAAACAGTGTCGGACGTGACAACAGGAGATGACAACCCAAAAGTCACAAGCGCGGAAGCCTAAACCGTCTCATTGTTGAACTTGCGATAGCAACGCAAATTCCGATGAAGGAGTGGACAAGCGCGGAGGACATTTTAACGGCACTTGAGATACTGGAGAAACGCAATGGCTGAGGAAATGATCGCTTATGACAAAAGCGACTTGCGCAAAATCTATGCCGCGTTTAAAGCCATGGACGAGGAAGCCGTAACCGCAGCCAAAAAAGAATCTAACGCGTTGGCGACCTACTTAAAGGGAAAAATTGAAAGCGCGTCAGGTTCGGCAAATAACAAAGTCGCAGCCAAAATTGCGGCTGGGTCACGTGTTTCAAAGTCGTCTAAAACTGGTGAAATTTCATTTGGTTTTGCAGGTCAAAGATTAAGCGGCGGTGGTACAACCCAGCAACTATGGGGCGGTTACGAATTTGGATCGAATAAATACAAACAATTCCCAGTCTGGTCAGGTCGTGAAGGTCGCGGGTCGCGCGGTTGGTTTATCTATCCAACCCTGCGCGCCGAACAGCCATACATCATTAACGAATGGGAAAATGCGTTTAGTAGAATTTTAAAGGAGTGGTGAAATGGCAGTAGGTGGATCACGTACTTTAAAACTAACCATTCTTGGTGACGTTGACAATTTAAAAAAGTCCTTAACCCAGGCAGATGATGACGTCAAAAAATCGTCTAGCGGGCTTGGTGATTTTGGCAAAAAGGCAGGTTTAGCCTTTGCCGCCGCTGGGGTTGCAGCAGCTGCTTATGCTGGGAAATTACTTATTGACGGTGTGAAATCTGCCATTGAGGACGCAGCAGCACAAGCAAAATTGGCAACAACACTGCAAAACGTTACGGGTGCAACAAACGCACAAATTAAAGCGACTGAGGACTACATAACAAAAACATCTTTAGCCTTTGGCGTGACGGACGACGATCTTCGTCCTTCGCTAGACAGACTAGTCAGAAGTACCAAGGACGTTACAGAAGCACAGCGACTGCAACAAATTGCGCTTGACGTTTCAGCGGGTTCAGGAAAAAGTTTGTCCGCGACAACGGAGGCAATTGCAAAGGCACTGGACGGAAATTTTGCAGCACTGAAAAAACTTGGTGTTCCACTAGACGACAACATTATCAAAACGAAAGATTTCGACGCTGCAATGGCTGCATTGTCTGCCACATTTGACGAACAAGCGTCTATTCAAGCCGACACGTTTCAAGGCAAAATGGCACGGTTAAGCATTGCGTTCAATGAAGCAAAGGAAACAGTCGGTTCATACGTTTTAAACGCTTTAACCCCGTTGCTAGATACCTTTGTCAATAAGGGACTTCCAGCAATCACACAATTTGCAGATACTTTGGGCAACACGTTGGGACCTGCATTTGCTGCAATTTTTAAAACAATACAAAATGACATTTTGCCAATCTTTAGGACATGGTGGAGTTTCCTATACAACGACGTAATTCCCGCCATAGGTGCGGTTGTTGGACCAGTTTTAGAAGGTTTAAGAGTGGCGTTCGATAAAATTAAAAAAGCGATAACAGATAATTCAACAGAATTAAAACCATTGAATGACGGTTTGCGGGCGTTGTTTGATTTTGTGAAAACCTATCTTGCACCACTTATGGGCAACAATTTCAGGCTTGCACTTGAAGGCATTGCAACATTGGTTGCAACGTTGATCACTGGTTTTTCTCAGCTGGTTGGTTTTCTCAATAAGGCATACGCGCAAATGCAAAACATTGTGAATCTTGTTAATAACAATAAAGGTTTATTTTTGGGGCAACTAGGCGTGGTTGGATCCGTTATTGGTGCATTTGGCGGGGGCAAAGCAACAGGTGGTCCGGTCGCGGGTGGTACTTCATACGTTGTCGGCGAACAAGGTCCCGAATTATTTACACCGTCTGCCAGTGGTTTTATTACACCAAACAACAAAATGGGCGGATCAACAAACAACATTTTCAACATTACGGTCAACGGTGCGATAGACCGCGAAGGAACTGCCCGATCTATCATTGACGTTTTAAACAATAGTTTCTATCGCGGCACAGGTGGCGCAAATAACCTGCAATTGACATGACGCAATGGTCACCAATTTGGTTGGTTGAAATTGACGGCGTTGAATACACCGACGCAGTTTTGGCAAATTTGACCATTCGAAGCGGTCGAACGAACATTTATGAGCAGGCGCAAGCGGGGTATGTCAATCTTCAGCTGCTGGACGTGAACCAGACCGCAATCCCCGTTTCAATCAATTCAACAATTGGCGTTTCGGTCAAAGATACGTCAGGAACATTTGTGCCAATCTTCGGTGGCAATGTTGTTGACATTGGGCTGGAAGTTCGCGACGTTGGTTCAACCATGTTCACGCAGACTTATTCGATCACCGCGCTGGGCGCATTGGCACGTTTGCCGAAGGTCATTTTTACTGACGCCCTAACGCGTGATTACGACGGCGACCAAATTTTTGAGGTTTTATCAACGGTTTTATTTAATACCTGGGCGCAGGTTGCACCGCTTGTCACTTGGGCTACATACACCCCAGCGGGCACAACGTGGGCAAATGCTGAAAATAATGGTTTGGGTGAAATTGATCGCCCTGGCAATTATGACCTTGCAGCCCGTGGCAGTGGACAAGATCCAATTGACGTCTATTCATTGGTTTCAGCATTGGCGACGTCAGGGCTTGGCTATTTGTACGAGGACGCCCAAGGGCGTATCGGTTATGCCGATTCAACGCACCGCACGACTTACCTTTCGGCAAATGGTTATGTTGATCTTGACGCCAATCACGCGCGTGCAGCTGGTTTGCGCATTGAAACCCGCGTGGGTGACGTCCGCAATGCAATAACAATCAAATACGGGGCAACTAGCAGCAGCGACGTCAGCGCAAGCGACCCCGAATCAATTGCAATTTATGGCAATCTTGCACAGGTAATCACAACAACATTGCATGACGCAACTGACGCCAACAATCAGGCAGCATTTTATTTGTCGCTTCGCGCTAACCCACAACCAATTTTTAGCGAAATTACGTTTGACCTGACAAACCCAGAATTGGACAATGGCGACCGCGACAAACTGATCGGCATTTTCATGGGCGAGGCAATCTCATTGAACAATCTGCCGCTAAACATGGCGTCAGGTACATTTCAGGGTTTTGTTGAAGGCTGGTCGTTTCAAGCCTCATACAACCAACTTTCGGTCACATTGCTACTTTCACCGCTTGCCTATTCATTGCAGGCAATGCGTTGGAATGACGTACCAATAACCGAAACATGGGCAAGCGTGTCGCCGACCCTAGAATGGCAGTATGCGACAATTGTCGCCTAAGGAAAGGAAACTACAATTACAAATCCAACAAGCAATTATGGTTTTGTTTTACCGTCGTCAAGCGATTTAGTCACAGATTTGCCAGCCGATTTTGACGTGGCGTTGCAAGGCGTAGACACACGACTGAAAGCATTGCAACCAGGCACAACGTTGGGCGATCTTGCTTATTCGTCGGCAACTGCAAACACGAACACACGTTTGGCAATTGGTTCAAGCAATCAGGTTTTAGGTGTTGTCGCTGGTGTTCCAGCATGGATTGACCCAGACAACATTGCAAAAACCTATTCTGCAAAAACCGCTAGTTACACATTTGTTTCAGGCGACGAAGGCAACATTTTTAGCATGAACAATGCTGCAACACAGCAGTTCAACATTCCAACTGACGCAACATTCAATTTTGCAATTGGTACTGAAATTAACGTTTTTTGGATCACTGGTGCAGGTCAACCGACAATTGGTGCAGTGACACCAGGAACCACAACAGTCATTTCAACGGGTGCAACTAGCGCAACACCGAAATTGCGTGTTGTTAACAGCGGTGCGACATGCGTTAAGTTAGCTGCTAATTCATGGATTGTTTTCGGAGACATTGCATAATGCCTATTTTGGGAATAATGTCATCTGCTACGCCTGGCAGTTTTAGTGTTGAGTACCTTGTTATTGCTGGCGGCGGTGGTGGTGGAAGCGTTACGGACGGCGGCGGTGGTGGACCAGGTGGCGGCGGCGCAGGTGGTTACAGGTGCAATGTTTCGGGAGAAAACAGCGGTCGAGGTGCTGCTGCTGAATCCATTTTCAATGGTGCCAGAAACACACTTTATAGCGTGGCTGTTGGTGCTGGTGGTGCAGGCAGCGCAGCCAATACGACGACAAATGGTGTTAATGGAAGCACGTCCTCTTTCTCAACTATTTCAAG